CTACAAAATTTGACAATTGCCAGTCTGTTTTATTAGGAAATATGAATTTTTGGTGGTGGTTATAGAGTTAATGGCAAGTCTAAAGAATCATTTGTTGATGTGATTACATCTTTATACTCTTCATACACCATGATGTCCCAAGCATCGGATAGGTGGGTAGTATGCTCTTGCTTCATAGAACTATTGCGCTCGTCTTTCTTTACCTTTTCAATTCCGTTGGTGCCTTCTTTGGCTTCACTTCTTTCAATAGATATAATTAGATCCTGGTTGTTCGGCTCGTTAAAGGTTAGCTTTGGGTACCTTGATACGTTCTGCTTCAACAAGGTATTTAATAGAATGTACTTTGTATTGTGCCTTGCTGGTGGCTTCCCTTTCGATTGGTCATAGACAATCCATCCACGTTTACGTAAATGATTTGCAATCTTATCGCCATAGGTTTCTCTGGTATTCTTTCTTAAAGTAGCATTACCATCATGGCCGTAATATAAGTAGACAAATTTGTTTTGATGCGCTTCATAGTAATCACACCAATTATTTATTAAATCTTCTTCATCACGTTCGCCCTTAACCCAATGATTGTTTATTGTTCTAAATTCTTTCTGAAACTTCTGTGCAGTAACCGACCCCAAGAAGATACCCCAGTCAATAGACAAACGTAAAGGAACGGTTGGTTCTACATCTGCATCTTGCAAACAATTAAAGCTTTTATCAGTATAATTTTCAGTTAAAGAAAGTAGGTAATCGTTGTTATATTTAGTGTAACAATGCTTTTCTGTTTTAAACTGCGGATAAAAGCCATCCAATATTTCTTTAGGTCTTTCGTTTAAATATTCTGCTCTGTACCTTATATCACTTGGAGCTTCTTTTTTTGCTTCATCCCAGTACTCTGCCCTTAAATTATGTCTATTTATTTCTGCCGATGCTTTAATAAATACATGTGTTTTTCTGTTTTCAGGAAGCGCACATTCTTTTTCTTTATCAATAAACCATTTACCCTTTTTAGTTAGTGGAGTAGATGATGCGTATATTCTACATCCGAATAATGATTTATTTTTAAACTTTTCTTCTTTTGCTCTATTGGTTAATTTTACATTATAATAAAGCTTTTCGTAATCAAATAAAGCAGCTTCATCTCCTACTTCGCCAAAAGAATTTAAACCACGACCAGAAGATGGTTGGTCAATAGAAACAAACTGAAAAACAGCACCATTACTCCAATGCATAGTATTTTCCCATTTATCTGGTTTATACATCGGTTTTTCAAAACCAAAACGCTCACCATTTTTACCAACTACATAATCAATATCTTCAAAAATATTTATCAATTCTAATGCTTTTTTTGTTGATGGCAGCATTTTAGAAAGAATTTGCTGATAAGAAGGACCAACAAAAGCAAAAGAAGCTTTTGGCATTTGCTGAACCATTCGTAACATTATATAACCTAAAATAAAACTTTTCCCAGTTCCACGACCCCATTCTAAATAAATGGTTTTTTTACCTAAAGTCTCAATATTATGAACGACAGCTAATTGAGCATCATTTAATTCAAAATAATCTTTATTTTTCATCTTCAATTATTTCAGCTTCTGCATCGATTATTTTATTAAAATTCATAACACCAGTATTTGATTGCATACTCATTCTTAATTCAACAATTTTAGGAATCTTAATTTTAATAGGTTTATCAACCAATTTTTCTGGGTTAAATTTTAATTGATCTTCTACTTTTGCAACATCCCAAGAATCCCCAAGCATTTTAAGTAATTTAACTGCATTATCTGTATCTCCATTCTTTTGGCATCTTTCTAACCATTCTTTTACCATTTCTTCATAAATAGCTTTGTTTGCTTTTTTATCAGATTCAATAAGATTACCAAATAATATGTTTGCATTTCTAGTGTCTCTAAAAAATTGAGCACGCTCTTTTCCTGTTTTCCTTTGATAAATTGCAAAAGATGCTTTTACAGATGGATGCCTGTGCCTTAAAGTCCAAACAACAAGTAATCGTTCTAGTATTTCATTCTGAACATCATTTAATTCTATTTCAGAATTTAAATAGGATGCATGAATTGTATCTAAATTAGAATCTCCAGTTTTTATTTTAGGAACTAAATTCATTAATCTTTTTTATTAATTAAAAACGTTAAATCTGCAATATCCTTTTCCAATTGTGCAAACTTTGTCTTTTGCTTTTCAATTGTTATTTCTTGTTTTGTGGTGGTTTTTATGGTGTTTGGTGTTTGCAATAGCAATACTTCTAAACGCTTTTTTGTTTTGGTTAAAACAGTGCGCTTATTGTTTCTTCTAAGAATTAATTGTGCAGGAGAAAGTTTTTCAAAATCATTTTCTTTAATTTCTAAAACTGTTTTTGTATCTGTAAAATGATCTAATTGTTTCCAAGCCAATTCTACAGCATCAAACAAAGCATCAATTTGTAAACAGATTTCTAAGGCTTTTTCTTCATCTTCTGCAGGCAATGCATTTAATTGAATTTTTAAAGAACAGGCAGTTGCAAAATCATTCTTTTGTTTTATAAAAACAGGATGCAATACAACAGGAAAATCAGAAATTAAAACATTTTTGTATTTTGGTTTTTCTTCAATTACAGTATCCGGTTTAATAATTGGTTTTTTTACGGATGCAATTAAAGGAGTAAATGAAGTTTCTGAATCTTTGTATTTTGATAATTCATACTTTAATTTATCCGCAAAAGCATTCGTTTTTTTACGTTTAAAAAGTTGCAATAAGTTTGGCTTTGCTTCTTTTAAAGTAGCATACATTGCAACGCCTTCTTCGTAGTTGCAGCCATTATTAAACCAATCGTTTATTTTCATAGTGTAAAAATGGCAATTGTTATTCTTTAAATATAGGACACAAAAAAACCACCTCGTAAAAGGTGGTTTTAAAGTATGTTAGAAATTTACTACTTATAACTAAACAAATTATTCTGGTATTTCTGTTTTATAGATCTATTATAAAATTGCATCCTGGAACTCGTATTTGTAAAGTATTTTTTATTTGAATTGTAACTTTCTAAAGGTGGTTTTAAATTTTTATCAATATAAATACTTAGATAGTTTTTTTGCCAACCAATAGGAATATCAATTTCTAAATTGATAAAATTTAATTGAATCGTTTTTACATCAAAAATAACAGCATGGCTTTTATCTTTTGAATTCGATTTTTTTACAATTGTTTTAAAAACAAATGCAGTAGTAAAATTTAGATCGGTAGTTTTACTGATTTTTGAAGTATGTTTTTGTAGAACACCTCCTTCGATAGGGTTTGCGTTTATCCCAATAAAGGAAAACAGCAACAATACTAAAAGAATTTTTTTCATTTTAAAAAGGTTTTAATTAATAATTATTGAAGTACTAAAATAGAAAGATGGCAATTGTAAAAATAGGACACAAAAAAACCACCTCGTAAAAGGTGGTTTTAATGAAAAAAAAATCAACTAACTAATTCAAAAAAAAAGACAAATCTTAAATTTGTAAATATTTTTTATGCTGATGGAACTAAAGTTACTAGTCCTGAATAAACAGGTGCCTCGTATCTGCTTTTATCCGAAACAGTAATTGTTCGTTTATTAAAGCCTTCATTTGAAGCTTCTACCATTGCATCCATTTCTGTAAACATAGCACCATGATCTTCTGAACCTATTTGTCTGTAATTACCAGAACCAACTTCTTGCAATAAAACAACGCAACGCTTGTTTCTAGACCATCTAGAAAAACCAATTAATTCTGCAGTAGAACCTTCTAAAACAATTGATGCTTTATTTTCTACAATTTTATTAGTGCTTTCGCCTAAATAAGCAGATTTAATATCTGATGTTTGTTCTGCAACTGTTAACTTAATAAAACCTTTACCCGTTAAAAACGTATGGTCAGTTGTTATGCTACCTAATTCGGCAAACGTGGTCCCTTCATTTGCGGGTGTTGCATCATCCAACTTTAAAGGTGCTGCAATTGTTGCAAACCAATCTAAAGGTGCGTACAAAACATTTGTATGCACAATGCCCCCAAAATGTTCTTGTTCTGCTTTTCCTAATTTTTCTATTATAATATCCTGTGCCATTTTACGGTGGTTTTATAAATTAAACTTTTTCTACTACAGATGAACCAGAAGCAACTAATGCAGCACATAATGCTTCATTTTTACCAGCTTCTTCTTTGGTAAATCGTTCTCCTTGAAATATGAAATTTTTATTAGGACCTCCTAATAATTCATATTTTACTTTTTCTAACTCAAAAATTACTTTTTTAGGAGCAGCTTCTTTTGAAGCTGCTGTATTATCTTTTGCCATATTTATGGTTTTTAAAATTAATTACTAATTATACCCAAGTCGCTGCATAAACCAACTCATCATGATTAAAGCCAATTGCTTCATACCAATCTAACATTAAGAAAACTTGTCTTTTACTTTCTTCTACTTTAGGACTTCTCATTCCGTTTACTTTTCTAAGGTAAACAAAGTTTTCTTTAGTAGTTGCCCACAACATTTTTTCGCCAGCCATAGAAGGTAAACCAACTAATTGAACATCTGTGAAATCTACAGTAACAGAATCGCCTTTGTAGTTTACATCTTGACCATGGGTGTTTCTTTTATCTCTTAAATACCATTTAAGAATTTTAAGATCCATTTTTACTTTTACAGGAATTCCTTTATCTGTAAATTCAGATAAACCATCCACAAACTCTTCAACTCTTTCAAATGCATTCGCTTGCGTAATTGCATCTGTTAAAGTAATTGTGTTCATATTAAGTAACAAACCATCTGTAATAGTTTTTTTAATACCATTCATAACAGCAGAAGCAGCAGTTGCTGTTCCTTGTGTTGGTGGAACATATACTCCTTTAAAGTACGCTTTTGTTTCTAAATCGTGCGGAATACGATTTGCAACATGTTCTTCTGCTATGTAACGAACCAAAGGCCATTCAGCTCTTGCTTCTGCAGTTAAAGATGTTAAAAACCCAAGCCAAGAAGCTTTTAAATCGTCTGGATATAATTCCATATCGATTTTAATGTTTCTTAAAGGAATTTCATTTGGTGTAAACGTTACACCGCCTTTTGGTGTCCAACCTTTTTGGAAACCTTGAATGATTTCTGACAAATCTGCATTTGAAGATCTGTACACATCGCTTTCAATAATTAATGGGGTTGCAAAAGAAGGCGTTACAGATTTCTGTCTTAAAGAAGATGTTAATCTTGTAAGGTTCTGACCTTCATTTAAATAGTAATCGCCAAAAGCAGTTACTATTGCAGAATTATCAATACTCATAATTTTATATTTAAATGTTAATACTATTAATTGTTCATTGCTAATGAAATATCAACGCCGCCAACTATGTTGGTTGCACCAATATTTTTATCGTTTGCATTATTTACAATAATTGTATGTTTTGAACCATCTAACTGGCCATACTCTACAACTTTTTTTGCTAAAGCAGTAATTGCATCTGCTCCGTTTAATTCTTCGGTAATATCTGCAGTTGTTAATGCTGCAGTAATTGATGCAGAAATTGCAGTTTCTTTTTCTGATGCAATTCTTACAGTTTCTTGAAAATCTGTAATTGTAGCATTTAAAGGTTTTGTTGCTGCTTCGATTGATGCAGGAATTCCAGAAATTTTATTTTCTAAAGTTTCCATTTGTTCTTCGGATAAAAAGAAACCTGCATCATTGTTGCTTTCAAATGCAACTTCTAATCCAAGTGTTTCTTGAATTGAACTATAATTTTTACTCATGGTTTGCGAATTTGTATTTGTATTTGCTTTTGAGATTTCAAAAACTTTATCTATTGCATTTTGTAGTGTGCCTATCTGGTCAATTAATCCTTCTTTAAGTGATTGCTTCGGATTAAAAATATCTCCCTTTAAAGCCTTCTCTGTAATGTTTGGCCTTGCACTTTTAACAGCTTCATGAAATTGAGAAGCCATAGGATTCAAATATTCTTTAATTAAAACAGAAGTATCTCCTGCAGCTAAAGATCTTGAAAGTTTGTTTTTATCTGGAGATAGATCAGAATATTCTTCTATTACTTCAACGCCTTGTTTTTTAAGTGCGCCTTGAATGTCTATTTTTGAAAACATGGTACCAATAGAACCAATAAAATCTGCATGCTTATGTGCAATAATAAAATCGGATGCAGAAGCCATATAATATGCTGCAGAACCTATCATGTCTTTTGTAAAAGAAACAACTGGTTTGCTGTAGTCTTTTATAAAGTCGAAAAATTCTGCATTACCAGAAGCTTGACCACCTCCAGAATTAAAATCTAAAACAACCCCTTTAATATTTGGGTTTGCTTCAAATTCTCTTAAAGTTTGCATTATTGATTGCGTTCCTTTTGGCCCACAGGTTTGATCGTATTTAAATATTGGATGATGAATATTTACAATTGCAACAGAATTCTGTTGAATAGATAAACCTTCTGAATTTTCTAAAGATTGAAAATTACCAGAAGCATCTGCAAATAAAAATTTTGTTGGTTCTAAAGAATCAGAAGAAATATTCTGACCTTTTAATATAGAAAGTAAAAAAGGCATCAAAGCAGCTTTACTACTTTGATTAATCATCCAATTACTACTTAATAAAGAAAACGTGTTTTTATTCATTTGTAAAATGCCTTTTCTAGCACATTACAAACATCATAAAAAATCAATCTAAAATATAGGACACAAAAAAAACCAATTACTAAACACTTATATAAACTGGCTTTTGCGGAATATTGCCATCTATATTTATTCTGGTAATTGAAGAATCTTCTAATTTTTTACCATTAATTTCTTGGTAAGAAAAATCTAAAGGATGCGTTTTGCTGCCAAACATTTTTATTGTTTGATTGGTATCTGTTGCAATAACAACTCCTTTTTTATTGATGAATTTTTTTAAATAAGAATCGATTGTTGAAGATTGAAAAGGAAAATCTAAAGAAATAGAAATTGAATACGTAGTTCCGTTTTTACCACTTCTAGGCGTTACATTTATTGTAAAGCTTTCTGGAATAGGTAAAAAATTAAAAGTATCTGCAACTCCTTCAATAAGTACCAAAGAAGCGTTTTCATTTGTTAAAATGGTAGGACAAACTTTTATTTCTGATAAAATAGCGAATTGAACATTTAACCAACCGCCTGTTTGCTCTCTATTATTTACATTTTCTGTACTCATAATTTTATATTTTATAGGACAAAAAAAACTTTTGTTTTATTTGTCTTAATGTAACCTATTGATTTTTAATAATTTAAAACATATAAAAAACTAACTTTCTAAAAGCTGTCCTAAACTGCTTTTATCTCTGTGATAATTTCTGTATAAATTTTCTAGCTTTAGTTCATCTTCTGTAACATCATAGCATTTTAAGAATTGCTTCATGGCCTTCATTACATCCTGCTTTAAAATAGAATTTTCGCTCTTAACTACTAAATTGCTATGCATAGAGGTTGTTATATAATCATCCATTGATGATAAAAAAAGCTTCTGGAGAAACATTTCAAATTTTTTCATTTTTGCAGAACTCATATCAAAGCCTTGTCTTTCAATAATTGTTTTAGGAAAATGAAAAGGGTAAAAATTTTTCTCCTTTAAATTTTTGTGCTCTTTTCTATATTGTTTGTCAAGTAGATCTGTTAAATAAATACCTAAAGAAGAATTGATGCTAACTTTATGATGATTGCCATACTTCTTTTCTAAAAATTTACATAAGTAACTCTTTAAAGGCATATTAATGATTATTGTTCCTGTATCCATAGAATTCGTAGTTTATCAAATTTACATAATTGCAATGATAAAATCTACAATTTACTTTGTTTTTTGCAGTAATTTTTTGCACCTAAACTTCTAAAATACAAAGTTTTAGTTTGCTTTATTTCATCAATTAGATGAATAGGAGAAACCCCCAGAACAAACTGTTTTTGCAATTCTTTTTCTGCAGTTTCAATATCAGTAAATGATTTTATAATCTCCTTCTTTACCGGAACACCTTTTTGCAAAGCATTTTTGTACGTAATTATTTTAAAATCTGATTTTTTACCCATGATAAAATATTTAAAATTTGATAAAACAAACATACAATGGTCCATTTTAAGAAAATAGGACAAAAAAATGCGTGTTGGAACCTTGGAACCCTAATTTTAAGTAAAAAAGGTTCAAGGTTCCAACATTTAGTTTAACTATTTGATTATTAGAACTGTAATTTCTTGAACCCTCTAAAAAACTGTTGGAACTTCTTGAACCAACCCCCAGAATGTTGGAACGCTATTTTTGTGGTTCAAGAAGTTCCAACAAAATAAGTAGTATATTATATAGATTAAATAAAGATAAGTGTTTAGTAATTAGATATATACTATAAAGAATATCTATAATGTTGGAACCATTGAACTCTTGAACCAAAAACAATGCTCATTTTTATTCTCTAAATGTTTTTTTAAAATAGGGGTGCGGGGATTTTGCAAAAAAAAACGCCAGAAGTTGAAAATTCTGGCGTTTTTGATGATCTATTGTTCAATGTTTCAATTTGCATTGACCTGGATGGTTTTTAATCGTTATCTGCAATAAACTTGCAACCAAACAAGCTAACTACTGTCCGGTTGTTTTTCGCTCCGTTATAGCTAATTTTATTGTCATTTGCATAATTCTGAATTGTTTTTAAATTCAAATACGGATTAATACGTTCTATGATTTGAACTAAATTTTCATTAGTAAGTTCACCTTTTTGCAAACATTTATAAATGTACTCTTCCACTTTTTGAACGTGTGTTTGGTTTTTCGTAAGGTTCATTTTTTTGAATTTGTATTATAAGGTGTTGGCAGTAATTTGAAAATGAGCATTAACCTACAAGATATACTTTCCGATACAGAAGATTATTTAGACAAATTAAAATCTGATTTAAAAGCAGTTAACATATCAAAAAGCCAAACTATTCAATTTAATTCAGTTGAATTTCGAAACTCTGAAATTTTAAATAGTAAGATAAAAAAAATTAATAGAAACGAATTTCCATTGATTTATACAATTGAATTAAAACAAAAAAAAATACTTCCGAATTTACTGCAAAACTTTGAACATTTTCACGAACAAAAAAAACTTAAAATAAAAAATAAAGACAGAGTAAATGTTTCAAAATATAATAAAACAAATTCTAGTTTTTTATATGTTGGAAGTTCTATGACTGACTTTTATTCTCGAATAAAAAACCATTTTGGAACAAGAGGGAAAAGAGTTTATAGTATGCATTTATCAAAATGGGACAATAATATTATTTACGATTTAATAATAAATACATATGAAATTAAGAGTTCTAATGAAACATTAACTGACCAAAAACTAATTGAATTAATAGAACAACAAGTTTGGGAATTATTACAACCAAATTTTGGAAAAAAAAGCGGACAATAAAATTTAAAAACATAAATTTGCGTGTTCTTTGAAATTGTGAGTTAACTTTTAAATTCATCTAAAAATGGAAATAAAAATTTACTTGCGAGTGACTGTATCGCTAAAGGTGTATCAACTTATTAAAGTTTTAATTTACGCCACACAGTTCGCTATGTTAGTTATTAACTAATGTTTAATGACTCATTAGGGCACATTCTAACTTTGAAAAGAGAATAGATTTTAGTTTGCCCTATTTGAGAGAAATAGTTCTCAACCTCACATTTCAAAGGATATTTTTTGAATAAAACACGAATAAAAACTACTGCCAACACCGTATATAATTTATTGCTTGCTTCTCGCCTACTTACGAAAATCCTCGCGGATTTTCTATTCAGTTTTTATTTACTAAATTAGTTGTTTAACCACGCAACAAACCATATACAACAACGTTGGCAGTAATTAGAGCCAGGTACTTTTAACGAGCAATTACAGTATTGTGTTTTAGTATATTGTGCTGTTCAAAAATTTGTCCTATGGAAAAAACATCCTGTATATCTCCAAACTCTAAATCAATATAATATGAGTATTTTAATTCTTCTGCAATCTTATAAGTTCCCGAAAACATTTCTTCACATACTTCTTTAAAAACATCTAAATCCTCCTTACCTACAATAATTCTACCTTTTAACTTCTCTTTAATTTCCATATAAATTCAATTTAATAATTAATAATTAACTACTGCCAACACCTTATAAAATTAATAGCTAGGCAGTGTTTAACTATTAATTATGTTCTTATTTATTTGCTTATCGCTTAACTATTGGTAAGTGCTTATTTATACGCTACAAATCTTATAAATGAAACGTTGGCAACAAATAAATGCTACAACTTTACATTTTAAAATCCTTATGAATAAAAACCCTGTTGTCTTTTAAAAAAACACTAATATCTGCCATATTGGTATGTTCTCTTATAAAGTAGCATTTGGCTTCAATTGTATCTGTTTTAAAAGATTTTAACCAGATAGGTAAATTTAATTTTCGTTTATAAACCGGTACATATTCTTCTCCTGGCAACTCTTTGTAAAAGTCTATTTCTTTTAAATCATTGGCAGTCGCCAAAACCAATTCCAATTCTATTTTTATAGTTTCAATCTCTAATTCTAAAGGTAGTACACACATGTTTTTTAGTTTTAAAATGGTAAATCTTCATCTTCTTTGGGTGATTTTGCCTCTTTAGAAGCTTCATCATTACTAGCTTTAGGCAAAGGGTCTAATGAAATAATATTATTCCTTTTCATTGCTTCATAGTCAAAAGCGTAGCAAGAAGAAGAACCTCCGTTTTTAAAATATTTGCCTTTTACTAAGCCAATAAAATACGTTCTACTTTTAAAATAGTTTCTTAAAGTAGTTTCGCCAATTGGTTGAATTCCTTCTCTTTTGGTGCATTCTTTTGTGTAATCTTGATGAACCGAATTTAAACGCAAATACAAAATTTCTTTCATTTCTGTATTTCTGTAAACTTCTGTTTTCTTTTGAGAACCAATTGTTTTTACTTCTGGATTGCTATCTATAATAAATTGAAATCCTTCTGATATAAAACGGTGTTCATACATCCATTGTAAAATATTCCAGAATTCGGTTAATCCGTTAGAATCTTGAATTGCTTCACTATTTTCAATGATCCCTTCAATAGATTGTTTAAAAATTGCTTCGTAGCTAAAAGGAAAAGTAATTCTACTTTCTAAAATTTTATACGTAATTAATAAAACCGCATAATTACCAAGAATACGTTCTTCATATTCCTGCTCTTTGCCAGGTGTATCAAACACTTCTTTTAATTCTCTTACAACTTCATTGTAGGTTTTGCCAATAGCATCTTCAAATAATTGTCTGTGCTCAATTACTTCTAAAATTAAGGAGCTTAAACCTGCTGTACTTGAATTCATCAATTTTGTAAAATTGGCTCTTTGTTCGCTTGTTTTATTACCTAAAGGAAACTGTAAAGAAATCAATCTACTTTGCAATGAGTTATCATCTCTAGTAGGTAGGTATTGGCCAGCGATATAGATAGAACAGTTTATCTTATCGGTTTTGGTTCTATTGTCATTCGTGGCCATACCTTTTTCCCTACCCATTCCTTGATGTGCTCCTTTCATTGCCTGGAACATTTTTTCGTCTAAGCGATCATGGTATTCATCTAAAAATACAGTTGTGTTTTTTGTTCTTGATAATCTTCTTGAAAAACCTACTAAAGTGGATGTATTTAACTCCAGAGCATCCAAATTATAAAAAAAGAAATTTTGTAATACTTTACCAAAAGCAGATTTTCCAGAACCTTTTTCGCCAAAACCACCAAGCAAAGGAAAAAAATCATAGTTGGTTAAAAACAAATCTCTAAACAAGGTTGCAAAATTAAACAGGATGCCAATTCTGCCCTTTTCTTCAAAAACAGTAAGAAACTGTTCCATCCAATTTTGTAAGGTAATAGGCGCCTTCTTATAGATAAATTTTCTATCATTTTCGTAAGGATCATCTCCATCTTGATTTTTTACGTGCATTGCAGAATATGCAGGCGAATAATAATATTCTACTTTTTCGTTGTATTCATCTTCTTCTGCAGTATCAACACCTTCTAAGTGAATGATGCCATATTTGTTTACTTCTCTAAATTTATCCTTCCAATAAACGCCATTTGCAAAAGCAAAGAATCCTTTACCGTTCCAACCCATATTTTGAAGTTCTAAGGCTGTATTAAATTCTCTAAGAATTTTTTGCGCTAATAAATCAAATTCAGAAGTAGAAGTTCCCGATAAAAAAATAAAATATCCTAAACGTATCAATTGCTTTTTAAAGTCAGAAAAATTAACAAAAGAATCAGATTCTAAATCAATCAATTGTTTTTGGTTGTTCATATTGGTAACCTCACAAAGGCGTTTATTGTCCTTTTTACCTTTGATGTGAAACAAAGGCGTAATCTTAAATTGCGTGCCTTGGTAAAAGCCATTTCCTTTTGTAAAATGGTAGCTATTGCCAACAATGCAAAAACGATCTTTTAAAAATTGTTCTTGGTCCGCTCCTTTAGGTAGTCCTAAAGTGTCTTTAGATATTCCTTTGCCTCCAGAAGCTGCTTCAATTTCGCTTTGTCTTGCAATCGTTAATTCTGATATTTGATGTTTTAAAACTCTTTGCGATTGTTTTAAAACTTTTGCTGCAACCTTTACATAGGCATCTTGCACAACTGTATTTGTAATTTTAAACAAAAGAGCTGCAGTTTCGGTAACTACTTTTGCAATTGCATGCGGATCATCTTCTGCTTCTTTTTGCAATTTGTACAAATACCATTCTATGGCATCAATTCTGTATTCTTCTATATAAGCAGGAACGTTAATTTGGCCACGTGCAAATTCATCTGGATCTGTATCTTCATCCAAAGGAACAATTGAAACTCTAAAACCATGTTTTATTAAAATTTCTAAATCTCTAATTGATGCTTTTACCCCGGCAACATCGCCATCTCTAAATAAAATTACATGGTCGCAAATTCTTTTTAATTTCTTTGCTTGTATTTCTGTTAATGCGGTGCCACAAGTAGCAATGGTTTGTGTAGCTTCTTTTTGATGCATTGTAATTACATCTGTATATCCTTCACATAAAATGGCGAATCCGCTTTTTGCAATACTTCTTTTTGCTAAATTATAGCCATACAAATTTTCTTCTTTTTTGTATAATTCTGTTTCTGCACCATTTAAATACTTAGCATATTTATTAAATTCTTCTCCGTTTTGTCTACGCCCACCAAAAGAAATAGTGTCTCCGTTTTTGTTGCAAATAGGAAACATGATTCTTTCTTTGTAAAAGTCATAGGTTTTATTATTATCAGATTTACAAACGCCAATATTAACACCTGCAGCTAGTTTGGCATTGTCTATTAAAGCAGTTGTAATTTCGTTGGTTGCAAAAGCAAAACCAATATTAAATTCTATTAAAATAGAATCATCATACCCAAGATTTGCAATGTGTTTTTTGGCCCAATGATTTGCAGGTAAATTTCTAAAATTTTGATGGTATTTTTTAGCGATATTATTTGCCAAACCAACTAAAGAAGTTTGTTGCTTAATGGCTTGTTTCACTTCTTCGGATTGAATTTCTTCTTCTAAAATAATGTTACAAATACCAGCAATTGTTTTTACAGCTTCAATAAATTCGCATTTATCAACCTCCATTACAAACTTTAAAGCATCGCCTCCAATACCAGTTCCAAAACATTTAAAAATTTCTTTGGTTGGTGAAACGCTTAAGCTTGCTGTTTTTTCATCCTTAAAAGGAGATTTACAAAAATAGTTTGCGCCTTTTTTGGTTAAATCTTTGCAATAATGGCTTACAACTGTAACAATATCTGCTTCTCTTACTCTGTCTATTGATTGTTTAGTGTACATGTATTGCAGTTTTTTTTATTTTTATTGTTTGATGATGATAATAAGTATATGAGATATTAAAATCGGATCCATGGCAGCTTCTACAAACTTTTATTCTGTCTGGATAATTAAGAACAGAAAAATCTAAATGTTTTACAGAAAATTGCTTTTTAACACCAACTATAATTCTATTGATAAAAGTTGTATTGCAGTTTTTGCAACTGTAACTTACTTTTAGGTGTTTGCGAATTTTCTTACACATTTTTTTTTGTATTTATTAAAATATTCTTCAACTGTTTTTGGTTCTCTGTCTGGGTTTTCAAAAACTTGCAGTTGCTGTATTTCATTAACCAGTTGATAAGCTGTAACTCTATAAACATTCTGCGCCATTAACTGTGATACCATTTGCTCTTTGGGTGTCAATTTTTCTAAGTTGGTGCTCATAGCTATTTATTTTTTCTTGGTAATAGTTTAATAATTGCTTTCTTTTTTCTTCATGGTTCGCATAATTAGCATCATCCTTTAATAGAGCTTCTTTTGCTCTGGTAAATCTGTCTAAATGTCTTACAACATAATCTTCTCCTTGTCTGTTCATAGCAATTATATTACGTTTTGATCTTTAGCCTTTAATACTAAAGCTGTTTTGGTTTGTGTACTGGTATGGTTAAAAAGTTGGCGCTTTAATGCATCGTAATGAGAATGACAAACTCCAATTGCATCTGCTATTACAGCATCTTTATGATCATCTGCAATCATATCTATGATTACCAAATCTCTTGGTGTTAAAATGTATCTATCAATGGTAATATCTTTTCCGTTCCATAATAAAGAAGGGCAGTTTCTCTTGTCTCTAAAGTTTTCGCTGTTAGAAAGTTTACCGTTTTTAATGTCTGGCGTTGTGTCTAGATCACCCCACATGTAGTAAGTAAAAAGCTCTACTTGATCTCTAAGCTCTCTATGAATATTAGAACAAAACATTATTGCTTTTGGCGTTTGTAAATATTCTTTTTTTAGTAAACTGTAATATTCAGAAGGCAACTCTGTAAAAAAGTGAATGCAACCGTTTTGCATCCATAAAGTTTTTTTTGTTTCTCTATTACCAAAAAACTCAATGTTGTTATCCGAAGGAAATAAACCTGCAATTTTTTGAGGTGTAAAATTTTGATTACTTTTGTAATTGTTAATCATTGCTTTAAAATTTAGTGATTAATTAATTTAAGAATCGATTGTTATAGCAATCGATTTTTTTTGTTTGTAACTATCTATAAACTGATGTGCCTTTTGTACTACAATTTTTCTATAATCGTCTTTGTTTATTATTACATTTTTGCAATAGATATAAAAATGAGCCGGTGTAAAGCTTTCTTTAATGGCGTTAAATTTTGTTAGTGTAGCCATATTAAAAAGGTAAATCGTCTTTTTCTGCTTGCGTAATTGGTTGTGCCTCTTTTTGTTCCCAAATTTTACCATTCCCAATAAAAATTCTGTCTATTTTTTCGCCGTTTTTTCTTCTTTCAGTCTCTTCTTTAGTTGGTGACATTGATACTGAGAAGTCATTGTCAAACTTATCTGGAGTATCATTGTCCCAAGTAGAGATGTTCATATACATTTTACCGTTTTCATGTTTAAATATTCTATCCTTTGGGATATCTGATACACAAATATTTAGAGATCTACTTTTGCCTTGTTTTGCCATTATTACTTTAATTTTTTAAATTGATTAATAAAACATTTCTACTATAAAAGTTACCATTGTCATAATAGCAACGCCACATAGAACACCTTTTAAAAAACCAATCATTTTGCCTTGCTGGTAACCTAATTTATACATCATTGTTAGTTGTTCTTCTTGCTTTTTCATTATTGTATTGATTTTAAAAGTTTTTCTTTTTTGCGTTTTAAATCCTTCAATTTTTTCTTTTCAATTAAAGCAGCTTCAATGATTGCTTCTTCAATTTCTTCGTGTTCTCTTTTTCCGTTAAAAACTTGTCTTATCATTTCTGATGAATGCGTCTTATTAGATGTGTCTTTAACTCCTTTTAATTCTAAAACCGCAATTACATTAGAAGTGTAATGATTGCCAAATAGATTTTTTAGCGCTTTTTGTTCCCTTTTTGATATCATAGAAATCTATTTTTTATGGTGTTGTATTTTTGTTTAACTTGCTAACGCTTTGTATTCGTTCTGCGTTTACAAATATAGTTAATAAATAAATTATAAACCTAGTGTATGGTTAATAAAAAAACTTATATAAAAGAGAGAATTAAACAAGTTGCTGATAATCATAATATTAGTTACAAAAATTTATTTGATATAATTCAAATGAGTGACTCAGGTTTTAAAGGCGAACATATAAAAAAGCCTATAAAATCGGATGCATTAGTTTATTTAGTAACTGAATTTCCAGATGTAGACTTAAACTGGGTTTTGACAGGAAAAGAAAAAAAAATCGCTAAAAAAGAAGAAAAAGAAGAAGTTTTGCAGACAAACGAACCGCCAAGTAACTACGGAGGTAGTTATTTAGAAAAGTATATAGAATTACTTGAAGAAAACAGAGAATTAAAAAATGAGATTATTGGTTTGCTAAAAAAAACAATAATTTAAAAATTATTATAAACGAGTTTTTACTTACTAAAAATTGAAAAAGAATGATTTGGATTATAATTTTCGTAGTCGCAATAATATTAGTTTTTAAATATAATAAAAAAACGAGTTCAGTAAATTCTTCACAAAAAGGATCATTAAAAAAAAAGAAGTTTGAATTTGTAATGAATTCTATTAATGAAGAAATTATTCATAAATTTAAAAAAGACAGTAAGGGAATTTTAAATTTCAAGATTGATGATACTTCATTAAGATCGTATGTAACCTTAGATAATATAAAAATTGGTTATGTAGAAACTAAGTTGTTTGAAGAAGCTAGGTATTACATGAATAATTATGATTATATAATAGACACTACAATAACATGTAAAACAATTAAAAAAGTAGATCAAATAGTTATTTGCATTGTAGTAGTAAAATCTGAATTTGCAACAGATTTACTTTCTAATAATGATGAAAAAGAAGAAATATCTGATGCTTACAGCAATGGTTTTGGTAATGATGATTTCTTTCAGTTAAAGAATACCAAATTTGATTCTAAGTACTTGATCCCTAGAAAAGATTTAGCACCAAACGGACATTTATTTTATGGTAAAAAAGTTGTTATAACTGGCGGCCTTGAAAGTTTTCCTTTTAGAGAAGAGCTCGCAAAACTACTGTGGGAAGTTGGTGCTGATATTGATACAGCTATTGGTAAGTATACAGATATCGCTATTGTTGGGAATTATAATGTAGGACCTAAAAAAATGGAAAAGATAATTGAACAGGGAATTAGAATTATAAGAGAAAAAGAATTAATTGAGATATTTCCAGAAAGAATTTTAAACAGAAAAGTAGAGAGTATTTAGATCTCATTTTAAAAATAAATAAACATAAAAAAAGATGATTCATCAAAAAAATAGTCCTCAAACAATAGAATTTACCGAAAATGAAAACGGCGAATTATCCAAAGACCTTGAAAACATTATACAAAATGAGGTTGAAATCGTGTCAAAATCTCGTCAAAACAAATCAAAAAAAGACTAAAATTAATTTGTAACTAACTGATAATCAGTGATAAAATATTGTTAATTTTAAAAATTAGAATCCCTTTCTCTCTGCAAGGTTCGTCTGAACCCCTATTAAATAAAGGATTTTAGAACAACAAAATAAAAAGTGTGTCAAAATCTAGCCAAATTGTAAACAATAAAATATTTGTAGATTACTATCCTGCAGAACTTAAAGAAAATGCAGTTTGGGAAATTGTTTATTATGTAAAAAACCCAGAAACGGACCAGCTGGTACGAAAAAGGAATCGAGTTAAACCTTTGGTTAAAATTTCTGATAGAAGAAAGATTGCAAAGATTATGATTGCAGAAATTAACAAACGTTTAGAAAGTGGTTGGAATCCCTTTTACCAAAACAAAGGAACTAAAGAGCTTATTAAATTAACGGATGTCTGCAAAGTGTACGTAAATAGAATTGAAAAAGAATTTGCTTCTGGTAATATTAGACAAGATACTAGAAGAACGTATGTTTCTCAAATTGCACAACTAGAAAAATATCTTATTCATTCTGAGAATATAAGTATGTTCTGTTTTAAATTTAATGCAGATTTTATTGATGGATATTTAGATTATATCAGATATGAAAAGAATTTATCCGCAAAAACTAGAGACAACTACCTTGCCTGGTTAACTACTTTTGCCAATTTTCTACTTCAAAAAAAATACATTGTTGTAAACCCTACTTCTGGATTTAGTAAAATAAATAAACAGATAAAAACTAGAGTTTTAATAGATCCAAAAACTAGAGATATTATTTTTGAATATTGGCTTCATAAAGACACCGCATTTTTAACGCTCTGCCTTTTATGTTATTATTGTTTAATTAGAAGAACAGAAATTACAAAACTAAAAGTTTTAAATGTAAACCTAGAAAAGCAAACTTTATACATTGATGCATCAGAATCTAAAAACAGAAAAAACGCTTTTGTTACCATTCCAAAACAATTGTTGCCAGTTTTAGAAAAGCATCTTAAAAATGCGCATCCTTTAGATTATTTATTCTCTAAAAAATATACGCCAGGAGCTGTTCAAATTACACCAAATTCGATTACAAAAAGATGGTCTTTTATGCGTACAAAATTAAAACTAGCCAATAATATACATTGGTACTCATTAAAAGATTCTGGTATTACAGACTTGCTTCGTGCAGGCGTGCCTTTAATTTCTGTAAGAGATCATGCAAGGCATCACAGTTCTGCACAAACAGACACCTACACTCCTAAAGATATGAGAAGTGCAGATGCAAATATTTTAAATTCTTCTGTAAGATTTAATCAGGATTAAAGCGTTTCACTTTCAATTTCATACAAATACTGTTCTTCGGATACTCTGCTTTTTGTAATCTTTTTAATAATATGCTTTTTACTGTATTTAAAGCGACCTACTAAAGTTGAGAATTCTTCTAAAGAATGAGCTGTAAATTTATCGGTGTAGGTTTCTGAATTAAGTCTAAAATACAACCACTTTTTCCAATATTTTGGATACAATTCTTGCAAAGAAAAGCTAAACCCTTCAACTGCAGAAGCAACAACTGGATACCCATTTGCATCGATTCCTTTGTACAAAAAAATACCAAAGTTTGCATCTGTATTTCTAACTGCAGTAAAAATACCTTCTCTTTCTTCTATCGGATAAATTGAAATTCCTGTTTCAATAGTCCTTATATCTTCTTCTCTAATATCATCAATAGAAGATGCTAAACCCATTTTACCAACAAATATTTCTGAATACGGATTTGAAGTTGTTATCTTATATCTTTTTATTTTATTAAATTCTCTTTTCGGATGCTGAATTTCAAAGGCTCGTTCATCATTAAATGTAAGAACATCAAAAAATTCTTCTACATAATTTATTGCTACAAAATTGGTGTATAAATCAATCTTTAAATTTAACCAATTCTTTAATTTCTCTAAAAAAGCACCAAAAGTAATGTCTGGCATTACTTCGGCCAATGAAAATTCATTTTTAAAAATGTTTAGTTTTCCTTCTGATTTCTCAAAAGAAAAATTATTAAAATCTTCAATAGTATCATAATTGCCTTCTAATTCTAAAACAAAGGTTACAACGATAGTACCTGCAGCAACTTCTTTATTGATTGCCAATTCTTGCTGAATAGAATTTGAAGTGCTTTCAAATAAAACAACTGAATCTTGCAAAATTTTAAAAGTTTTTACAATCGTATCTTTTGGTAAATTAACAGAAACTTTTACGTTATAGGTGCCAATTGCAGTAATTGAAATGACTTTTTCAAATTCAGATATTAAGGTATTACCAATTAAATATTGATCTGTATGGCTAACAAACACAAAGTTGTTTTCTGTGGATGTTGAAAAGCGTTCTAAATGCTTTTTGGTGTCTAAAAGCAAATGTGAGTTTTCTTTTCTATGCACAAATCCGCCTACAATTTCTTTTCCTGCAGAACTAAACCCAACCTTTAAAATTTCCATGATATAAGGAAAAGGAGTTAACACATTTCTATTTAAAACAGTTCCTTCTGCAGATAGTACATTGTTTAAAAAGTTTGACCCGTTATGATTGTTTGTGATACCTAAAAAGGAATCATAATTTGTTGTTTTGCTAAAACCATCATCAAAAACCATAGGGAAGTTGCAAGAAACTTCTGGCCACGATTTAATAATATAGGTATCTGCCAACGCTGCAATATTAGATGCTGTAATTGTTTTAAATGGTAATTCTTTTAAAGGAGTTTCCAATAAAGAAAGTGTTTCTTTACCATAATAAAAAGAACCTTCTAGGGTTTCATTTTCTGTATCAATTACTAAATAGGCATCTTCAAATTTTGTGTCAATAAATAGTTTTCCTTCATATTGTAAACTGTAATTCGCCACGTTTTCAACATCAATCAAGCCTAATTTTTTTGATGTTTCATCATCCAAATCCATAGAAAAAGGAGGCGTATAATTTTTGTAAAAAGCATCAAAGAAAAAAGAACTTTCTTCAATAAACTTAATATTTAGGTTTGTAACATTTAAAGTAAAATTGGCTCCGTAAAAGATGATCATTCTTCTGTAGTATTAAAATTGATATCAAATGATTGAAAATTATCCAAAGAAGTAAACGTTGGTACTTCGGATGTTGAAGGAATTACAGCAACTGTGATGCCTTGCGTTTGTAAATACAGGTTTTTAGAACTTAGCATATTATAAATCATCTCTAAAGATTCTTTTGTACGTACAATGCCAGTATTTACTTTGTAGCTTCTTGGTTTTAAAATCTCTAAAACCTTGTTTTTTGTAGTGTGTTTACTGTCACCTCTAAAAGTGGCTGTTTTTCTTTTGATACCTGCATCAATAGCAACTTCACCGGTTAATTCTAAAGCATCAAAACAGCCGTTTTCATTTTCCCAAAAAACCATAGTATGATCTACGCCTTCATCAATAATAACAACTGTAATTGTTTCGCCTAAAAAAGTGATGTTTAATTCGTGGCCTTCCCAAAAATTACCCATAGAGGCAATAGGTATTACAACTGTATAAAAGTCTTTATCTGCAGAAACCGAATCAGTAACATTTATTGTTTTGGTAATTGTGCCGGTAATTTCAATATTGCCAGAACTAGCGTTTTCTGATAAAACAGAAAAACACAATGTTGCTTTTGTGGTTAAAAATATCGTTCTTGAAATTTCACTTAATAAATTGGTTGTTGGCTTGTATCCTTTTATAAATTTCAATCCGTTTACAGATGAAGTAGCTACAATTGCTTCTGTAAATAGTTCTTTTTCATGCAGTTCTATATTTAATAATAAAGGAAAATAAGGCTGAAAAACGGCCGTTTCTGCCAAGCCTATTAAAAACTGATCTCCTATTATTTTTTTAGGAATTAAACCAATATTTCTTTCTGCCAAACCTTTAAAGAATGGCAATTCTACAGTATAATTAAATAAAACAGAATTGTAATTAGTAGTGTAATTTAGTTGCATAAAAGTATCTAATCTGCTACTTTTTAAAGAAAGTGTGTTTTCTTCTTCTGTAAATAAAAGATTGGTGTTTGATGGTGTTTGAGCAGTAACATCGTAAACAGTTAGCGTAATTATAACTGTTTTAACAACTGCACCGCTTGTAATGGTAATTGTTGCATAATGTTCGCCTTCTGCCAATGCAGTTAATGCAGCATTGTTTAACAAAGCAGCTTGTATTACTTGCGGACCAGCAACGCCAGAAGTAGTTGGTAAATTTACCCAAGTTTCATTTACAGATGCTGTAAAAGTAGTTGATGCGTTTAATTCTATATTTTTTGATGGGGGTATTGTGCCACCTACAGTAAAACCAAAACTTAAATTTGTTGGTGAAACATATAAATAATCTGTGCCCGTATTGGCATCTGTAACGGTAAAGTTTACAGCAATTGTTTTAGTAGTAACCCCATCGTTTACTGTAATTGTATCTGTATAACTGCCAGAAGTTAAACCGGTAGTAATTACAGAAACATTAAAACTACCAGAACCCGAACCAGAAGCAGTTGAAAGTGATAACCAAGCAGCGTTTTTAGCTAATGTCCAATCGTTTTCTGATGAAACAGAAATTAATTTACTAGATGGTGCTGTGCCACCTATTTGGTAATTGTAAGAAATATTGGTGGGTGAAACGCTTAAAACAATGGTATCTTCTACGGTAATATTTAAAGTAATATTACCAACTGTTTTATTTTTTGATAAATCTACATCATATAATTCTACAGTTAAAGAAAACGTATTTAAACCAACGGCCAAAGAATCTGCTCCTGGCGCTTTTAATCTAATTTTTACAGTTTCTAAAGTTGCATCGTACAATTCTAAATAATTTGCATAAATAGCAGGGATTGTTGGCACAGAATTAAAAACAACATCGTGCGTTAACAATACTGCAGGAGGTATGGAGTTGTATTTTTTGTAGGTAAAATTTACATTATTTGGCGTAATCATTATTTTATTTTTGCGTTAACTCTGTTTTGACTTATTTTATTTTGTCTGGTGGTTTGCCTTGCAATTTCATCATCTCCAATATTTGCAACTGCTGTAATTGGTTGGTTTAACCTTTGCACCAACATAATAACTGCATTTGTTAGCATTGCATTATCTAATGACCCAGAAGCAACGCCATTAGAAGGTAAATCTAGTTTTTGAATTCTTGCTTGTTCTAATTGTGCAATTTGAGGTGCATATGTTGGATCTGCTCTTACAATTTCTGGAACTACATATTCATTGCCATGATTAAATGATGTTATTGGGCCATAACGATCATTGCCAATTGCTTTATTTGGCGTAAAACCTCCATCATTCATTCCTTTTAAAGCAGAACCAGCAATGGTAGCTAAACTAACACCAGCCATTATTTTATTGGTTAATAGAGCTTTTGCTGCAATAGCCGTATTAATTCCTGTAGTCGGCAAACCACCTGTAAAAGGCGAAGCAGCAACCGCTTTTACATTTGCAATTGCTAAGTTAGAAGCTATTTGAGCATTTGCTTTAGCTGTATTTACAATTACTTCGTTAATAGCAAGTGCTTTTTCAAGGCCAAACATTAATTTATAAATACCTGCTTTTTCGCCAAAAAAAGTTCTTAAAGAAGCAACTCCTGCAGATAAACCAATTCTTTTGGCATTTTCTAAATCTTCATCTGCTTTTAATATTTTAGCTTTTGTTTCTTTGTCTAATTGTTCAAATTTAGCATCTTCTTCTGCTTTTTTCTTTAAACGCTCTACAGACCATTTGTCTTTTATTTTTTGAATTTCTGAATTATGAGCATCTTCTAAACCTGCAGCAAGTATTGTTTCATAACCGGCATCTTCTGCCATTTTTAAATATTTAGCCTCTAGTCTTAAAAGTTCTGCTTCTTCTTCTTGAAGTGTTTTTTCTACTTTTTTAGCTTCATCTAATATTTTCTGTTCTTCTTCAAAATCTGCAATAAATTCTGCAAGTTTCTTTTTTGATTCTAATATCGATTTATCTTCTTCGGTTAATTTTGTTTTATCATTTTTTGTTTTATCAGTGTCTTTTGTAATTATTTTTTTAGTCGTATCAGTTGGTTCTTTATTCGCCAATTCACCTGCTGCAGTTTGAGAATCAAAATGTTGTTTTATTATAGAACTTCTGGCCTTTAATTTTATTTCATCTATTTTATTGCCAATTTTATCATATTCATCAAAAGCTGTAGTTGCTGTTTCTTTAACAGATGCTGTAAAATTGTTGAATTCATTTCTTACGCCTTTAAAATTTAAATCTTTTAAATTTTCCCAGGCATTACCTAAATATTTAAAAGCGCCAATTATTTCTGTAGCGGCCTTTAATAACAATTTTTTTGTTTCATTAAATTTCATCGGAATAGATAAAAAAGAAATCTCAATATTAGAAAACCCCAATTTCATATTTAAAAACCAATTTTGAAAACCATCAACCAAACCAGCAATTACTGTATAAAAAAAGGTCTTTGTCTTGTTCCATATAATAGAAATATCAGATGAAAATTTTGCAAAAGAATCAGATTTAAAAGCATCATCCTGCGCTTGTTTTAATTCTTTCGTTGCCTCTAATTGCTCTAAATGCAATTTTTGTATTTCGGTAAGTGGTTTTTTCTGCTCGTTTAAAGCAATGTTTAATGCTTCAAAAACTTTTAAAGAACCACCCGCATCTTCTCCTGCACCTTTAAATAAATCTGCAGTAAGTTGTGCTTGTTGCTGTTGGTTTAAATTTACTTTAGTAGATTCTAATGCTATGCTTTGAAGTGCTTCTTTTGTTGTGATTTCGCCAGTTCTTACTTTTTGCAATAAATCTTCTGTAAATGCTGCGCCAAAAGCATTTACCAAAGCATCTGTTGTTGTTTTGGTTTGTTCTTTTATAGCTAAATCGGCTTCTTTTATGGCATCTGGCAATTTATCTTTATAGATAGATAAATTCATTCCAGTATTTACAATATTTATAAATTCTGATGCAGAAAAACCTGCATTTTTAAATTGAATAGGATATTCTTTTATGCTGTCTATAAATTCATCATTGGCACTTGCACCCTTTACATAGCTTTCTTCAATTAAATTAAATGCATCATCATAGCTAATGCCAAAACTCTTTACCAATGATTTGGCTGCATTAATATTTGTTTCAAAATTAGAGCTGGTAAATACCTCCGATAAAGCTAATGCTTTAATTCTTGCGTTGTCTAATTCTGCACCTGTAAGCTGTGTTATTTCTTGAGTTATAATGTTCGCTTTTCTAGCTTCTTCATTGTAATTTACCCATTCTTTTGTTGCTAAAGCAATACCACTTAAAACTGCAATTGCAGCACCTAAAGGAGTTGCTATAAAAGCAAGAGCCGCTTTGGTCATTCCTTTTAAATTACCAACAATACCTTTTAAACCTGCAGAAACCATATTAAAATTACCAGAAGCCAAACCGCCAAATAAATTAGCAAAATGGCCTTGCGCTTCTTCTAAAGAAACATTGGTGTTTTTTACTTCATCATTCATTTTTTTATAATGAGCGCGCGCCTTTTCTAGTTCTGCTGATTTTTTAATAAACTCTTCAGTACCTGGTTGTAAATTTCTAATTTGCCCGTTTAATTTACTTATGGATTTACCAACAGAGTTTAAATTGTTTTTAACTTCTTCTCCATTTATTTCTATAGAAATATCCCAAGTTCCTTTTTGCTTTCTTGCCATATTAAGTAATATTTACACCGTTTTTTTTAAACATAATTTTCACTTCTTGCATTCTTAAAGCTCCTAATTCATTAAAAATAATATCAAAACCACCTGATTTTTCGATTCCATCTTCTATAAATGCGATTGCGGTTAATTTAAAAGGGTGTGCAGATACGTTTGTAAAAGGACTTTTATTTCTACCTCCTGCTTCTCTTTCATTTCGCCATCTTCCTTTTGCACGAATATGACCTGACCTATTTGTATTAACACCGTGTTGTATTATAAACCCATGACGTGCCATAGTTGTCTGAATTTTAAAAAGACGAACCTTACCCATTTTTGGTGTGGTTTTTACGGAATCTAACAAAGAGAGTTCATCACCTTGCTTTACGTTACCAGAAAATAAATTGTGTTTTCTTATTTCTTGTTGGATGCTTTTTTGTATCATCCTAGAAGCTTTTAAACCTATTCTTCTTTCTGTTTTTAGTATTTCATCTAAAGTCATCTTTTAAATTTTGATGCAATTTAAGTTTGCTTTCTATGAAATTATAGGACACAAAAAAACCACTCATTTTTTTGAGTGGTTTTTAAAAAGTTAACTTATAAGTTAATTAATTTAAATGAATTTTTTGAATAAATTCTGTTTTGTAAATTCCTTTTTTATGATTGTATTGCCATTCAACGGCATTACTTTCTAAAAAGTAGATTAAAGGGTCTGATGAAATTAAATTTCTTTCTTTTAAAGATTTAAGTTCTTTGTAAACATTGTCGAAAAATGTTTGGCTTTCCTTTTTTAAAAATTCTTCTTTCGGGTTTTGCATAATATTGAAAGTTTGAAAATAGCAGGAGTTTGCCAGTACCCGAAAACCGAAGTAATCTTAAAACTGCCAGAACGTTACCGTTTCTGAACTCCTGCGTTATTGTTAGTGTATTTTTTTTGAAAATCATTGTTTCCGGGTTTTGCACTGTAAATGTATGAAATTAATTTATAATTCCATTATTGTCTGATTTTTTTTAGATTTGTAATCTTCAAAACTAAATTTTCTGATATCAGTTAATTTGTTTTCTGCTTCATTTAAAATACTACGTGCATCTTTAAAGTTGTTTTTTGCAGATTTTAAAATATCTAATTGTTCTTCAATTTGTATTTGTCTTTCTTCTATAAATTCTGAACGTGCAGAAAAATAATTGAAAAGAGCATCATAACATTCAGATTGATATTTAATCAAATTTTCTCTAGCTTCTTCTTTTACATTTTTAGGACTGATTTTAAATAACCATCCAAAAACATATTTTAAAGGAATTGTTTGCATTTGATAACTTTTCCCATCAGCTCCAGTTGTAACCCTGAGGGTTATAACTGAACCAATAATTGGGTCCTCTTTTAAACGGTCTAATTGTGTTTGAATTGATACTCCTAGAATTTCACAAATGGGTTTAATTGCTACTCTTTTTTCTAAATCTTGATTTACCAAAATTTGAACATCATTAATTTTAGCGATTACTTTAGTTTCTGTATTCATCATTATAATTTTAAATATATTAATATTTTGTAAATATACTCGAATATATTTACAAAACAAGTCTTTTTACAAATATTCTCGAAAATATTTATATATTTGTATTATGAATACATATAAAGAACAATTAAAAAAGAAAAAGTATTTTGTTATTAATAACGAAAACTTAACAATTGGGGTTTTTACCAACTTGCGTAAACTCTGTGAAGAAATGAAAGAAAAAGATAATAGTTTTCCTTCTTATTGGACTGTAGTTAAATTAGACAAAACAGAACCTATTAAAATTAAAGATTATATTATTCAAGAATTACCAATGAATAATGGAAAACTTTAAATGGTGGTATTTACCAATACTAATAACAGTTTGGTTAATTGGTTTATTCTTTAATAACTTCATCCATAGAAATAAGTATAAAAAGTAAAATTTTTATACTTATTTTTTTTTACAAAAATACCACCTCGTAAAAGGTGGTAAAAAGAAAAATAAGTTGACAGCGTACACTCCTTTTTAATCAATTACGGTTTCATCTACAATACCAATTTCTATTATTTGTGGAATTACTGCAGATTGTAAATCTGCCCATTTATCATAATCAATAGAATAATCTTCTAAAGATTTTATGGTAAACTCGCATCTGTAACCATATAAGTTTTCTGTAAAAACAGGACCCACTTTAAAGAAAGAGAAAGATCCTTTTTCTAAATTACCGTACAACCATTTATTTGCTGCATAATCATCTGCTTCACGAATTAAACGAGCCGCAATTTCAAAGGCAATATTTTGGCAATGTTCTAAAACATCATTTTGCGCATCATAAGAATCAATTTTGGCAGTAGAAACGCCTTCTTTTCCTAAAATAGTAATGGCACATTGGTTTAAATGTAAATTATTGTTTCCTGGCGAATCTGTATTTACCTCTATTGCATCAATTAACATAATGCTTTTGGTGGCCCCAGAACGCATGGCGCCATCTAGTTCTAAACGGTTCCATCTGTAAACAGAATTTACATCGGTATGATTAGAGCCAATTAACGTAAGGAAATCAACAATTTTTTTAAAAGATGCTTTTGGTGTCATTATTTTTTAGGTTTTAGTAAATTATCTAGTTCAGTTAAAAAATCGTGCAAATTGGTTTTTTTAGTTTCTTCTAAGTTTCCAAATTTACCACCTGCAATGTCTAATATTACTTTGTCAAAATTTGGAGCTTCCGGTGTTTGTGGTTTTGCGTTTGGTTTTGGAGCTAATTTTTTAAACACATTAGGATATAAAGTTTGAATAAATAAAGAAGAACCTTTGTAACTAAAAGCAATAGTAAGCAGTTTGTTTGGTGGCACTTTATCAAACAAATCTGTATTGTCCGATAATGTACTTTGATTAAAGGACACTTTTTGTCCGGACACTTTTTGTCTATATAAAACGGCCGCTAACATTTTAATATAATCTAAATCATTCGTAGTAAAATACATAAAAAACAAATCTTCACATTTCGCAAATTCTTCTATGGTAATATTATGAAGGCGTTTACCAGGAGCAAAGTATCTTTTATTATTGATCGTTAAATACGGTAAAAACTTTTTTAATTGAATGTCTTTAAAAAGGAATTCATAATGTTTTTTCACTTCGGATAAAGGCACGTATTTTAAAACTTTTAAAGCCTTTCTTATTTTAAAAAAATGCCAAAATTTTAAATTTTGCAAAGCCAAATACAATAAAATATCTTGCTTTTTGCTTGGTTTTAAAGTAGACAATAGCCAGACCACTTTTTTTAAAGTTTGGTTTGGAATTTCATCCCAAGAAGTTGGTATGTTTATTTTTATGGTCATTTTTTGACAACTGTTTTTTTATTAAAAAATCTTCTTAATACATAACTTCTTAAAATACTAATTACAGTAAAAAATAAGGTAATTATAATATTTTTATATCCTGTAGATTCAATACCAACAATAGGAAAAATAAAAAAGGTTGCTGCTAATGAAATTAAAAAACCAATAACAGTATTTGTAATTGCTTCTATAAAACTTTGTTTTTTTGTTTGCATTTTTAATCTAATTGACTATCCAAATCTTGTAAAAGCAATCTTATTTCTGATGAAGTAAACGTGCCATTTATTTCTAGTATAAATTCTGATGAAGATATTTTATGTATGTTTTTTGTATTTGTTGCCATCGTTAAAACTTAATTACATTATAATTTACAG